TTGCATCAAAGAAATTCTATAAATCATGTACGTTACAGTTCTCTCGATAACAGCTCTGACTGGAATCATCGTTATGTTGCGACGGCATATACGCAGACACAAAATCAAGGAAATGTGTTGTATTATTCCCAATTATAATCCGCAAAACGAAACGTGCAAAGTTTGCAGAACGAAATGTGCGGAAATTAAAACGAAACGTGCATAAATTTTAGAATGAAACGTACCTTTAACAAACGTTTCTGTTTATCTAATCTATGGTAAATGGATGACGTATTGATTCAACAATAATCCATTCGAACAATGGCAATACTCAAAGAAATCTTTTAACGTTATAACGGCCTTCGGAAGCTATCTGAAGGCCGTTATAGTATGCAGACTCTCAACTATGATTAAATCCTATTCATAGTCCTGCCGGGGGCTGAGGTTGAATGCCGACGCGCCCGATGCGCGCACGGCTGTGACGAAAGCCTTGATTTCACGGAGCGCGGCCACCTGCGCGTCGGTGTCGGCGAAGTTGTTGAAGTCGGTGCTGATGCTGCTGCCGCCGCTTTCGGAGAAGTGGCACACCGATTCGGGACGCCCCACCACGGTGGCGTGGCCGTTGCCGAAGCCCGTGACCTCCGTGCCGGAAAAATACACGTCGGAGGTGATCTCCACTGTGCGCGATGCGTCCGCGCTGTTGTCCGCCCCGAGTGTGGCGCTTGCCACACTGCGGAATCTCACATTGCTGTCTGTCATAATGGTTGTTGTTTTTAAGGGTTTAATATCGGCCGCCGTTGTTCAGACGACCGTGATTCTTATATCTTCGTTTTTGCCCTGTGCCTCGAGCAGGTGCTCCGTGATGCGTTTCTCCCAGTGGGTGGAGTTGAGCACCTTTCCGACAGCCTTGTTCTCCCCGGGCAGGATGCACCCGGCGCTGTCGGCGGCGGTGTTGCCACGGTGGATGAGGATGCCCTCGAAATGCGGCACACGCAGAAGGCGCGGCAACAGGCGCTTGAATTTCGGGGAGATGTTGACGACCACGTCGTATGTCCCCGCCGGGATGGCCGTCCGCCCCGGCACTTTCTTCTCTTTCGACAGGTCGCGCACGCGGTCTTCGAGCGTGTCGCACCAGTATTGCCCGTCGATGTAAAGCTTCCCTATGGTGTAGTCAGCCCTGGGGGCTATGCGTTTGAGTAACAGTTCCATTCCATTTTCCTTTTTGATTGTTGGTTACCACGTGGCCGGCCCAATGGAGCAGCACAGCAGCGACAGCCCGATAAGGATGTTGCGGATGAGCCGGGCCGTGATGACCTCACCGGCGGCGTGTCTGTATGCGGCTTTGCGCCGCCGTCTCTTTTTCTTCCTCATGCCGGTGGCTGTACTAATGACCAGTCTGGGGGGATTGGCACCATGTTGGCGTGAAGCTCCCATACCACCTTGCCTAATCCATTAGATGAATCAATTTTTAATTTCGCGGTATATGCCGCACAATAGCCCGCCGGAATCGCAAACGATTGCGTAACTACATCCGGGGATAATGAAGGCAGAGCTATATACCCTGAAACGCCCACTTCCTGTGTCCATTTGTTTACGATTATTACAGTCTCTCCAACCAGAGATACGTCGTTTGGCAGGTAAAATGTCTTCACTGATGGCAAAGACTGAATCTCAATATACTGCCCTACCGCCTCCCATGCAAACTCTCTGATGTTTAAATGTTCATGCCCGGGTATTATTATTGGCCGCGTGTATTGCTCATAATTGGATTTTGTCAGCACCGTTTTCCTTTTCCTGAACAACCCACCGAATGACCCGACCGCGTTGATTGCTCCTACGAATGTTGTATTGCCTTCTTCATCCCACCACAGGTTTCCTCTGGCGCGATACCCCGAACCGTCCATCCGGTCAATGAACTTCGCCACAAGCGGCGGGGTACTGTTTGAGCGGGGCTTCCATTCATTGTCCGTGGAATCCCAATAATAGTGTTCCGCCAGATCAACCATCGGGCCGCCTCCCCAAAAGGCTATGCCACCACCGGGTTTGTTGGCGTCGTATATGCCGCTTATTCCGGCCATGGTCACGTACTCACCATTTTCCGCCTTGTACCCCATGGATGCCAAGGTCGCCAGTACCAGCCCGCCCTCGAGGGAGGCGTCGGTCTGCAGGGCCTGTTGGAGGTAGGAGGTGTCGAGCGGCGACGGCGTCCAGTCGCCCAGCGTCGCGCCGCGCGAAAGCATCGGCTTGGACATGTAGAGCGTGCCGTTGGCCAGCAGCCAGTGGTAGAGTCCGACGTAGGCGGCGCCGTCCGGAGCCACCACGGTGAGGTGGTGGCGCTGCCATTTCTCCTGCTCCGTGGGCATGATGCTGTATTGCACCGTCTTGATTTTAGCCCCCGAGGCGTTATAGAACTGTATCTCGCACATGGCGCGGTTTTCCAGCGTGACGGTACCGGCAGGTACCGGAGGCTTGGCATCAGGGTCACCGGGATCGTCGACTTTGCCGAGATTGCGGCACAGGGTGTGGACGCTGGCCGTCCATACGTCGCCGGGACTGGTGGGGATGGTGATGTCGGTGTTGGGTTTGCCCGCGGCGTTGAACGTCCCCTGGGAGATGCCCCGCCAATGGCGGGAGGTGTCACCGGAGACGTCCCACACTGCGGAGTTGACGCCGGCACCGGCAAAGCCGGGGTTGGTGTCGACCCGCGACTTCGACGACATGGCCCAGTAGTCGGAACCGTTGGCGAAGGTGGCGTTGCGCAGCTCGTTGACGCCCGGGGCCATCTCCGCCACCGACGGCACCCACACCCGCGCGGGGTTGTCGCCTTCGACCAGCACCGCCCATTTCACATAGGTGTTCGTGCCGTCATAGTCCCCGTCGTTGGGCTGGTGGAAGAATGCGAGGCGGTCGAGCTTCGGGGATGATGAATTGCTTGGCGTCGGGCATGTGAACCTGAACGCCTCCACGGTCTCCACCCTGGCGGTGAGGTCTTTTATCTTGTAATACCCCTTGTTGTCAACGAACACCGCGATGGAGGTGTCCTTCGCCCCGACCTTGTAGCACACCGTCAGGGTGTAGGTCTTGCCCGGCACGGGGGCTTCCGCGTAGCCGTATGCTCCCAGCTGGTAGGCCGTGTTCGGGCCCAGCTGCCTCCCGGCGCCGCCGAGCATGTTGGCCGCGTAGGAGAAGCCCGACGCACCGGTTGAGCACACCTCGCCGTAGGTGGCGTCCGTGCCGTCGGTGTAGTAGACGTGCGAGCGTGTCCAGATGTACCTGTCGGGCTGCCACACCGGTGCGGACGTGCGCCAGTAGCCGCCGGTGGTGGTCTCACGCGAGGTCGACAGGTAGTATTCCTCCTTTATCTCCTTGATGCCCGCCTGTGTCCGGGAGGTGGTGAACATCCCTTCGGCCACGTAGGCAGAAACTTCAACCGGAGGTGTATGGGCATTCTCCCCCTGTGCCTGGAGCGCGTAACCCGGAGCAAGCCCCTTGTGGCCGATGAACGCGAATGTGCGGCTGGCGCCGTCGGTGCGTATGTCGCCCAGCGAGCCGAGCTTCTTCATGGCCGTGACTATTTCAGGCGTCCATGTGACGTTGTCGGCAAACAGCAGGCAAACAAATACGCTGTCGTCGAGGCTGTTTATCTTGTTGATGAAGTTCGTGCGGGCTTGCGCCACGTTGGTGTTGCCGGTATAGAGGTCGTAGTTGAACTGCCCGGTCTTGGCCAGCGTCTGTCTGTTGAGCGTGACCATGTTGATTCCGCGTTTGGAGGGCGCGGGGTCAAAGACATCCTTGCCGTCAACCTTGACATAGCCTTTGCCGCCGGTGAATGTGTAGTAGTAACCGTAGCTCTTGACGGCGATGCTCCGGGCGTCCTTGCCGTCCCTGCTCCACCTCCCGGTCACATGCGGCTCGGTCTGTGTGGGGTTCCCCTTGGAATACGTGACCTTCTCGTAGTTCCACAGGTAGGGCTTCGCCTCGCTGATGGTGGCCGCCTGGGACGAGGCATCGGTAGTCCATCCTGCCGTGGAGGTGGTGACCCCCGTGGCCTGCGCCGAGGCGAGGTAGTAGTTTTCCACCTTTGCCACGGACGCGCCGGCCTCGCCGTTGGCGCCGTGCACGCCGATTACGCGCTTGCCTGTGTCTTTCGTGGTGCCGTCGGTATAGGTCGTCACCTCCATGTTCCACAGGTAGCGGTTCGTAGCCGATGTCTGCGGCACCGAGGTCGAGAACGCGGAATCCGCCGGTGCTGTGGTCGGGGAGTTGTTCACGGCATACTTCTCCACCGTCGAGGCTATGCCGCGCCCCTGCAGCGACAGCGACCACGAGAACACCTTGGTGAACGTCCGGCCGTCGACCGTGACCGGCACGTTGAGCGTGCCCTGCCTCTGTTTGAGCGCCGTGGTCACGTTGACCCTGAATGAACCCTGCGCCGTGGCCGTGGGGTTGACGATGCCGTCGACGGTGAGCTTACCGGCAACCGTGCCGCTTATAGCCCCGATGGTGGCAGCCACCTGCCTGTTTCCCTTGTAGACTATCACCCCGCAGTCGGTGTGTCCGGCCACGGCTTTCTCCGTGTCCCCCTCGAAGATGTGGCTCTCGTTGGTCAGTATCACCGTGTAGGCGTCGGAATCGGAAGGGGCGGGCGTCCACACGGGCTTGGGGTTGTCGCCCTCTTCGAGCTTGATGCGGTCGATGGTGTTGGGCCCGCAAGCCCCGGCATCGTGCGGGGTCTCGTAGACGCGCAGGTGCGTGTTGTCGGCCGGATACTGGGGGTGTGAGACTTTCCATTTGAATGTCGCCCGGTATACGCCATCCTCCACCTCCTTCATGTCTGCCAGCACGACATAGCCGTTGGAGTTGAACACCGCGAACCCGCGCGCCGGGTTCGGGCCTTTCCTCCCCCACAGGGTGCAGGTGTAGGTCTTACCCTCCACCGGGGGGGCGCTGAAGCGGTAGCTCTGGGTCGGGTAGAGTGAGTTGGTCACGGCGGTGCCGGAACCGAGCAGCAGATTCTCGGTGTAACCGGCACCTTCGGCGCCGTCGCTTCCGGAGCTGACCTTCATTACCGTCACCTCGTCATGCACGCCGCCGACGGTGCAGCGCCATGTCACGGAGCGGTTGTCGCCCCAATTGCCCCATGAGGCCGACAATTGGAGAGTGTCACCCGTATTCGCACCATAGGCAGTCCACGGCCCGTTGGGAAACTTGTAGCCCCATTGATACGTGGGGTTGTCGATACCCTGCACCGAGGCTTTGATATGTATTTTGTCAGCCCCGGTCAGCGTGGCGAAGTCATCCTTGTAGGTGAATGCCTGCGCGTCGGCGTTGACGACCACAAGCTTCGCCGGGGCGGCATCCTCCCCGACGAACCGCGCCCAGTCGTATTCGGTGTGGTCGTCGGGGTCATCTGCATTGTCATCCTTGCAGATGCCGATGTATTTCGCACCGGCGAACATTTTTTTACGAAAGTCTGTGACAGCGATTGGATTCGGCAGTGAACCTGTTATCCCGGAGCAATAAGCCACATGCAGCCCGGCTATGGAGGTCTCGCCGTCCGCGCCGATGCGGCTCACCGCATATTCCTTGGTCACCGTCCCGTCGGTGTAGGTGACCTCCTTCTTGCTCCATATGTAGTCGCCCCCCGTTATCGTTCCAAGGCCGCCGATGCTGTCAGCTGTAAAGTACGCATCAGCCGGTTGGTCGCCGGTGGTGTTTTTGGCGTACTTCACCGATTCCGACGAGATGGTCGCCCCCTCCGCGTTGGGTGTCCACACCGGGTCGGGGTTGGTGCCTACCTCCAGCTTGGGCGAACTGAGCCACAGCGTGCCGGTGCGCTGCACCCAGGCATAGACGTTGACATAGGCTGTACCGGCGGGCATCGCGCTGGTTTTGGCCACCGCCAGCTGCCACTGGCCTGTCTTGGATGGTTTGATGTTGGCGTCCCCCATCATGGCTTCGCTGATACGATTGCCCGAGGAATCCAGCGCCCACACCTCGATGAGCGCAGTCCCGCTGATGGTGGACAGGTTCTCGCAGTATGACCATATGCTCGCCGTGAACACGTCGCCGGGAGAACTCGGCAGCGTCTGCGATATGCCGTGATAGGGGTTGTTTCCCGTGACATTCCTGACGTCGAGCAGCACCGAGCTGCGCCCGTCCAGGGTGTGGGTGTTGTCGATTTTACGGAAGGATGTCTCGCTGCCCCATTTGAAAAGCCCCTTGCGGAAGTCCGGGTTCAGCAGCAGGTTGTTCGAGTACGACGCACCGGTGTCACCCTTATTGCCTTTATCCCCCTTGTCACCCTTCTGCCCGTCAAGCGGGATGTATTCCGCAGAATAGGCCACCGTCGAAGAGCCGTCGGAGTAGGCGGTGGTAACACGCTTCCACCGGAACTGCCCCTTTTGTGCCGACGGGAACGACGTCTGCCACCCCGAAGAGGGAGGGGTGTCGCCCTGCGCGGACACTGCGTATTCCACCGTCTCGGACGTCTGCGCCACCGACTTCTGACCCGGTATGCACGCGAGACCCTTGAACTCCGCCCGACCGTCGCCGTGCCGCACATAAGTCACCTGCCATATGTATCTGCCCGCAACGGAATCCGGAGCGTCCGTTACCCAGCCCTTCGCATCCGTGATGATGCCGTTGGCATCAGTCACCGGAAGCACCGGCGCATCATCCGCCGACCCGTGCGAGATAAACAGAACGTCGGTGTCAACCACTTTGTCCTCAAGCACGTCCTTAAGCACCCGGTCGTTCCCGCCGCCGTCATCGACTGTAGAAAGCGACGAGATTCTCCCGGCGACCGTCAGACCCCCGTCCTGGGTGTATTCAAGGAACTGCTTCGCCCCCGAAGCGCCCAGCCGGAAATATATCCGCCCCGTCACAGCGTCCTGCCCGAAAGACACCCCGGCCTTGCCCGCAAGCGAATACGAGTTTATGCCGCTGAACAGCTTCACGCTCGGGGCGTCGGCGTCGACCGTCGAGAACACCATGGCCGACTGCCTCTGCGGATTGTCCGTGCCGCGGTATCCCAGCTGGCATATATCGTCGCCCGCCTTGGGCGTGTCGCTCCCCGGCTCGCAGTCGGTCTTCGACAGGTCGATGTAGCCGTAGTGGTTGCCGCTGCCGTCGGTGCGGGCATCGTTGTTGACTGCCGTCACCAGCCTCCAGTAGCGGTGGTTGCTGACCTTGTTGGCAGTCCCCGCCTTGGCGTTGAACACCTGCGATATCGCCTGGTCTCCGGCGAGGAACTTGCACTCGGTCTTCTCGCCGTCCTGCTCCGACAGGAACCAGCACCGCCACACCGGCGAACCCACCGCGTCGGCGGCCTCCTCCACCTTGACGCACTTGATGCCCCCGCCGGGGGTGATGTAGTTCTTCCCGGCCATCACCCCGGCCTTGATAACCGTCAGCTCCTCGAAATACGCCCGCACGCGCACCCACAGCCTCCCGACCTCCGCAAACGATTCCCCATCGGCATCAATCCCCAGCATCCCCCCGCTGACACCCGCAAGATAATCACCCACCTCAAACGCCTTGTCGGTTGACAGTTTGTGAGGAGTGCGGTCGTCTTTTTGCTTGGATATGAAATCCTTTATCACTCGAAGCGCTGATAACAAATTATTATCTGTAGGCCTTGTCTTATCGCCAGTCCTGATAATATCAGGAAGAGAAATGGAGTCGGCTATGGACTGGACATATCTTTTGGTCTCTCCTATACTGTCTGATACCTTCTGCATGGCGCTACGGCTTAACGCGTCACTGATTTCGAGGTCCATGCATGACGGGAGGTTGACCTTGCGCGTTATCCTGGTGATACGGCTGTCACGGTAGCCTGTACCGGGGAAGTATTTGTCGCTCTCAAGGCGCACTCGCTGCCCGATGCTGAGTCTGACCGCGTTCTCCTCTATCCATTCATGGTCGGTGGGAGCCTTGAAAACCGCGATGTCGAGGGTATGCTCACTGTTGAATGCATTGACCGCAGTCAGCAGTTCCTCTTCTGCCAGGGAATAATATTCGTCCGGCATACGGAGGTTCCACAATATATATTTGTCGCCCGGCTTGGGTATGAGTTTGTCCCCCGGCAACTGCATGTCGTTGTCATACGGCCATATCGTGATAATCTCGAATTCGCGTGTCTTGCTGTCGAAATTTACCTCGAAATAATATGTGCCGTTATCCTCGTCGCCAAGACCGGCAAGCTCGCTGCCTTCCTGAAACGATACCCGGATAACTTTGCCGCCTATCATGTAATCGTTAGGATCGAACGGGAGGCTGTTGTCCCGGAAGTAGTATATGGTGAAATCCTTGCCGTCCTCGCCTCTTTTCACCTCGGAGCGCATACTGCTGACCGTACCGGTGCGCCTGGGATAAATATCGGCGAAGGCTGATTCCTCGTAATGGTCCACTATGCCGTATTCATCGGAATAGACCTCGATATATTTTTGCCCGTCGGGCAATTGTAGACGCGAATAGCCGTATTTCGATGGGTCTATGTTCCTTGAACTGCCCTTCGGGAACAGCCTTGTATAAAACTTGACATTGTTGGCCGTGCCGGGGTCTATCGACAGGAGTCCCTTGTCATAGCCGAGTGTGACGGGTTCGCCATGTTCACAACGACAGATGTTGACGGTCTGACCCTCGGTCCAGAACTCCGCTCCCACTTTCTCGGCTATCTCACGGAGCCCTTCGTCGCAGTATTTGCCGAAGTAGTCGATGGTGATGTTCTCGGTGCCGTTCACTTGCCCGACCTTCCAGTCGGTGATATTGCCGCATGCGTCATTCATGCACTTGACAATCATAGCGACATGATCGCGCGGCGGTGCTGTCAATGTGAATAACGGGTCCTGCTCGTTGTCAACGGTCTTAAGCACGAGCCAGTTCTTTATAAGGCTCTCGATGCCGTAGAGTTTGAGGTCGTATGCCCATTTACGTGTAGACTTCTGTTTGGGGCGGTATCTCTCGGTGAGCCAATACCGCTCTCCCTCGAAATCGGCATAGTCGTACACGTCAAGCGCAATATGATCATACAGCGTAAAGGAAAGCGTCAGGACATTGTCGCCCTGCACCTCCTTTACCTGGGTGGAACTGTCGTTAGGTGATAGTTCGGCCTTTGGATTTCCGGCTCTGTCGTATATCGTTATAAGCATGTTTGAACGGTGTTATAATATGGTTAGAATGACGGTTCAGGCTCCCTGAAGGTAACCTTGAAACGGCCGGCCTGGACTCCCTCTTTCCACAGATAGGTGAGGGACTTAAAATCGGTGTTATCGACATAAAACAGGCGCATGGTTAGCCCGAGTGACGGAAGGTGCATGGTCAGCCATCCGTCTTTACCCTGTTTTATCAATGTCAGGAATTTGCTGTAGCGGTCAATCCATCCCTCTATTGTGGGGGCGAATATTGCAAAGTGAAGTGTAATGTCGCGCTCCTGGTTCCGCACGTCAAGTTTCGGGGAATATTTCGTGCCGTCATGTTCCCGGATATCTACACCCACATGAGCCTTGACCTTGGATGCTTTCAGAATGGCATTGAGGTTCTCCCTGCCACCCTTCTTTTCCTCGGTCAGAAACGCACCGAACTCTTTCCATATATCGGTGCCGTTTATCGTAACAAGTCCTTCCAGTGCTTCCATGTCAATGTGTCTTTATGCCGTCACGTTTGATAATCTCCAGTATGTCTTTTATCCCATCGAGCAGCTCGGCGCTCGTGCCGGTATGCTCGACTATCTTGGCAAGGTGGTCTTCCGCCGCCCCCATCTTCTCAGTCACATCCTCCATCACAGCGTCAATGTTGGCGACATGGCCCTGCACGCTAACGAATAGCCCCTCGAGCTTTGTACCCTGGTCCTGACTCATTGCGTTGTAACTCCCGGCGCGTCCGGATTGTCCGGTTCCATTTCCTTCGGGATCGTACCCTGTGGCTGAAGCCAGTGCGTCACGCTCGGCAATGGCAGAGTCGACAATATGCTTGTAATCTCTGCGGAGTTCGGAGAGTTCCCGGTCATCAAGTCTACCATCATCAGCCATCGCATCAGCGAGTTTCTTGTACCAATCCTTGAGCATATCGCCGTACTTGTCGCTCATAAGGCTCTCGACAATTGTTCCAAAGAGCATCTCATCAAGATTATCACCGAATGACTCGGCATCGGATTCCATATCAAGAAGCTGGCTTTTGAAATTATCGCGCAGACTGTTAAATGACATACCGGTAAGCTTCTCGCGGAGCGCATCCTGCAGTTCCTCCATCTGGCGGCAATAGTCAATATAGGTGTCCATATATTGGGCGGCGTTCTTGTGACCGTCATCGGCGAGCGACTTGATCTTAGTGTAGAGGTCATTGGCCTCATTGAACACTTTAAGCATCTCCTCGCTCGACAGTCCGAAGAACGCGCCGGCACTGTCTACCCTCCGTCCCACAATTGAGCTGATGCGATTCCAGTCATTCCCGGACATTCCTTTGTCTATCTTGTAATTTGACGAGTGACTGCCGCCGATACCTATGAAGCCGTTGCTGTAGGCGGCTCCCGACCGCTGCATCTGCTCCTGCGTATTGGCCATTGACCGCTCGAGCAGAGCCTTCTGCTCGTTATAGATATTCTCAGCATCGGCCACAGAGCCCTCGTCCATCCGTTCTGCGAGGTTGTCGATAGATTTCTGCAGGTTCCGGTTCGACTCGGCGAGGTACCCCATGTCCTGCTCGAGAGTCTTGTCGCTTTCGCCGCTTCCAAACCATGAGGAGAAACCGCCCCATGTGACCGCATCCAATATGCCACCTATCCCTTTCACGAGGGATTCACCGATCTGCACGAACATCTGCCCATTGAGGAGATTCTCGAGTATTCCGCTTACAGCATTAAGAATTGTGTCAATAAGACTTGACACTAATGCACCAATGCCGTCCTTCAATATGTCAAGAATGGAAAGTATGGCTGATATTATCTGTCCGAGCAGACCACTGTTACCCAACGACTCGGCCACGCTTTTGCCGATGGCAGAGTTCCCAAGCAGTTTTGACATGCCTTTGGCCAACGCTCCGCCTACTGCGTTGGTGACACCGCTGTTGTTGAATAGTTTGTCAAGCCCCATCAGGCTCTCTCCCACTCCTTGCAAGTTCCCGGATTTAAGTCCGGCGAGATTGCTTGCCAGAGAGTTGAACATATTATTGACAGTGGACGTCGATGTCTGGAGCTTACTGGATGCATCCTGCACCTGTGAGCCGAATTCGGCCACCTGCCCGGAAGCAGTGGTGAGATTATTGGTAGCCACGGTCACACTCCTGGTCGCCGCAGCAATGGCGGTATTGTCGCCGGAAGCCTCGGCTGCAGCAAGTTTTTTCTTTGCATCGGCCAATGCTTCGGTGGCAGCACGCTCGGCATCCTGGGCAGACATATACTCCCGTAGAGCGGTCTGGTATTCTGTTAGATCATTGCCGAGGGTAGCGAAGATATTACTGTCCCATGAGGTATTGGCTTGTTCGAGCCTGGAGATAAGCTCGTACAGGGTCTGTTTGTCCTCGAGGTCGGTGTCTTTGAATTCTTCGGTCTTGGTTATGGCCCGCAACTTCTCGATGGTGGGTTCCAACTGATCCCGGAACAGTGTACCAAAATCACCAAACACACTACCCCAGTCTATTGACTGCTTTATGGACTCGATTTCAAGATTCTGCAGAGCTCCGGCTTTTTCACGCTCGAGAGACTTGCGACTCCATTGGTCGCCGGCTTCGGCTATCCTGCGGTCGTATTCTTCCGCGATGGCCGAGCGGCGTTGTTGGAATGTGCCGTATTCCTTGAGGTAGTCAGCCATATGCTGCGCCTCCGTGCGGTACATCTCCTGCAATGCCCGGCTCCGGGATTCGACTGCTATGCTATTGGCCCTGTCTATCTCGGTCTGCTGTTCGTCGGTAAGACCGGCGAGATTAAGACCGGGCGTCCCGGCATCTTCATTAACGGCCACAAAACCACTACGCATCTTGTCGATCTCCGCAAGCTGCTTTTCGTAATCAAGGGCTATCTGCCGACGGCGGCGCTCTGCACCCTCAGCCATCTGGTTGATTTCGTCCTGTTCGTTCTGCCATCGGAGTTTGCGCAGTTCCTCAGCCTCCTTGCGTGCGGCTTCTATACGCTCATCCCGTGTTGGCTTGTCAGTAACTGTCGGCGGCGTGGAGGTCATTTGTGGGATTTTAAGAGCCTCGAGAGCTGCTTCGGTAGCACCAATCTCACTTTGGAGTTCGTTTACCCTGCGCTCGGCTTCATCGGTGGCTGCTTGTATCTGACGGTCACGTTCCTCAAGGGCGAGTCTGTTACTTGCGGCATTATACGCTTGCGCGTCGCTTACCTCGTAGGTGTATGTCGTCCAACTGCTCATTGACCTGCCGCCGCCATTAGCCCTGACATGCGTATGTGGCACGGTACGGACTCCGGCCATACCTCGCTCCTGCGCTTCGGCGTAACTTATTTCGTCACCGTTGGACTTGACTCCATACCGGGCGTTGCGACGCGCCAGTTCCTGACGTTCGAGCATTGTGGAATACGCCTGTGTCACGGCCTTGTCGAGAGCTGCGGCCTTCGCCCGGAGTATGAACGACTGCACAACATTGGATGTATTGTTGACAAGTACCGATTCGGCATCCTTCACATTGTTTACCGACAGCCCGAGTTCCTGGAATGCCTTTTTATTCTCATCGATGAATTTACGACGCTTGGCCATATCGTCGCCGAGGGCATTCCACGCACGCTGCAGCTTGTTGTATGCCACAATCTGCGCGCCGGCACTCTCACCTATCGACCGAGCTATCCCCTCGTTGATCTCCCGGGTACGTTCGAGCTGTGCCTGACGCTCTTCCTCGGCTTTTTTTGCCGCCTCATTGCCTTTGGCAAGGGCATAAAGCGCACCCACCACTGTCACCACCGCCATTGCGAGCAGCACGTATGGATTGGCATATGCAACGGCATTGAATGCCGCCTGCGCTATCGTGGCTGCTTTGGTGGCTATGACACCGCGGCCCACGGCCCATGTGCGTATAGTTTCGGCTGTGGCTGCGGCTTTGGTCTGGATTACGTTGACACCCTGCATAAGCGCAGACTGCTTCTGCAGGTTCACCTGCATCGATGTCAGTGCGTTACTGGCGACGAGTGCGGTCTGAAGCTGCGTTTGGACTTCCACAAGGTCGGATTCACTCAAGCCGAGAGCCTGTGCCCCGGCGGTGGCCAGTCCGAAACCGTCCACAACAAGCTGCATGCCTCCGGCCAACTGATCGAAGGCTCGTGTATCTGATGCGGCATTGGTGACCGCTTGCGAGGTGTCGACAAGGGCGTCGTTCAACTCTCCGGCTTTCTCTGTAAGTTCGTCGATGTGCCGGGCGAGCTCCTTCCCCTGGGCAGTCTGCTTTTCGGCATCTGTCAGCGAACGATAGGCAAGCAGGAGGGTGGCTATCTCCTCTCTCACATTGCGCAGTTGCTGCCTGAGCGACTGCCCGGCGTTCTCGGATTCGAGTTTGAGTTGCCGCTGCTGGTTCGTCAACTCAGCAAGGCCAGCTTTCTCGGCTTCCAGTTCTGCCCGGAGCGCGGCCAGTTTTGACTTGGATTCCGTCCATGCTGCACCGGGAGCGGAGGTCTTGAGAGTCTTTTCGAGCTGCCGGCATTCTTTCTCCAGTCCGCTCACAATACCACGTTGTATTTTCAATGCCTCTGTGACATCTCGCAGTTGCCTTTTGGAGTCAGCCGAAAAACGCTCGACGGTCTTGCCGGCACTTTTAAGCCCCGGCGTCAGACCGTCCTGTAAAAATATCTCAAGCTCTACCGGCTTCATTAGTATTTACTGTTTTAGGTTACTTACAAAGAAATTCTCTATTGCATGTGCTTCTTCCTCTGGGGTAGTGGTGCCACTCTTGTCTGCATGCGTTCTTCTACCGGAACCACTGCGGTAACGCGGTGCATCGCTAAGCATCATGATCAACGTCTGATAATTTACCTTGTGCAGGATATAATCGATGCTCCACCCGGTGGCATCGGCTATCTGCCAAAGGAATCCGAAGGGGCTATGGGAGTTTTCGTAATGGCTCCTTAACTCCCCTTTGGCTGTCGGCTCAGTCTCGGTTTCATCGGATTCGTCCGTTCCGCCAATCTGATAATACTGATAAAAGGGTCTGTTCCCATCAGGCTCACGAACCTATGCGCAGCCGCAACTTGATAGCGTATCTCCACACAATTTCGGATGAACCATGACACCGGGTGCAGGAATATCCGTTTTAACGACCCTACGCAGATGGCATAGGCTATCATCCTGCTTATCTTTGAACCGTGATGCGCAATGAACCGCATCTGATCCTCTTTGTCGAAGGCGGCCATCTGCTCTGCGGTGACACCCATTGACAGATATGTCCGGGCAAATTCTATCTGCCCGGACATATAAGGTCGTTTTAGTGTCACGCGCAGCTTTATCGGACGTTTGCGAAAGGGTATCTTTATTTCCTTGATGGGAATTGACACTCCGCGGTTCAGCAGCGCGTCGGCAGCCTCGCGCTGTATGGCCCTTGCTGTCGCTTCGTCCATTGCTTATCCTGCGGTTTCTGAGGGAACAGGCAGCAGCCAATTGTTTTCATCACTCCATTCGGCAGGGAGAGAGCCGGTGGCGAATACGCCGTAGGGAGGCACTTTAGCGGTGGCCGGTGTTGTTACTTTCAGTTCGACCTCGATCTTGGCAGTTTCGGTAAGGGTGAGCTTGCCGGCGAGATCGGACAGCAGCGTTGCGGAAGGAATAAGTATCGACTGCCCGGATACGAGCGCAAGCTCCCATGGACCATCCATCACCATAGCATCACGGGGAGCTGTCCAGCCGGTAATTTTCTCTCCGGTTTTGACGAGCGCGCCCCCGAGAAGCTGATGGAGGCTCTCGAAGTTGAGCTGGATCATGTCAAACTTGGGCGCGATTTTGCCGTTTGACTGAGGTATCACCAGAACCGGTGCTCCTGGAACCTGTTCTGCTTCGATGTCGGTGGCTTCGGGCTTGGTACCTCCCAGATCGAAGGAGCCTTTGGCGATAAAGCCTATCTCCTTATTCTTATACTTTACGGCTCCGACGCCGTACATGAAGTTACTGTTCATTCTTGTGTGATTTTGATTGTTTGATAAAAACGATTATTACTACTGTGAGGATAAAGCCACAGGTAAACCCGCTCATATATATGCTAAAGGGGGATTTCCGGGACGCACGTTCCTCGATGACCGACTCGTGGTAATTTTCCAGTGCGTCACGTGCATTATGATAGAGTGCCTCGTAATATTCCACCTGGCGTTGCAGGCTGTCGCATGTGCCGGTGATATAGATTATGCCGTCATGATGGGTGGCCTCTACATGCGCCCGGTCTTTGTTTTCACGGTAGGCCGCTCCCTCCGGCAGCTTAAGGAGGCTGTCCACGGATATCGCCATGTGCACCTGGCTCTCGGGCACCGTCTGTGTCGTTATCACTCTGGTCACTGCCGCTGTCGTGTCGCTCTTCGCGGAAGTCGAAGATGTCTGCTCCTGCTGAGTCTGCGTCTTTTGGGTTGTCGCGCAGCTTGAAAAGCACAGGGCAATAGTCAGCATGACGACAATCGGAAGCAGCCTCGACAGCCTTGCGTAACCGGGCCATTTCTCTCTTGGTAGAGGCCATCTCCTTTTTGGTGGCCTGCAGTTCTGTTCGTGTGGCATTTAGTTCATCTTTTAATGGTTTGACGATGTTTTCTACCAGAATCCGGGTCGCGTTCTCGGTGTTGGTGATGCGCACAGTTTCGGCGTCTGCCTTTGCTTTCTCCGCATCAGCCTTTGCCTTCTCCGCATCGGCGTTGGCCTTGCGCACGGTTGCTTTCATGGTGGCCACTGCCACCATGAGCCCCACAAGGCCGGTGCCGAGAAGTATGTTGAGGATTTCGCTGGTGGACATCGTTGTGATTGGTTTACTGGGTTGTTACTGGTTTATACCGATTGACTTGAGCCATTTTTGAACGTCGAAGCTCGGACAGGCTTTGGCTGCGACCTCGTTGTGACCTATGATACGCACATCAGGGAAGCGGCGGTGAAAATCTTTCACATACTCCTCCATAGCCTTGCGCTGTGCCGGAGTCCGGGTGTCTTTGGGATTCATCGACCTGTCACAGCCGCCGGCATAGACGACATGACGGCTGACGGAGTTGTAGCCTTTGGCCCCATTGGTGATTTCCCACGGATCGACATTGGCGTCCTCGTTGTTATCTACAAGCCGCTCGACGGTGCCGTCAAGGTGGATAATATCGGTATAGCCGACCTGCTTCCACCCCCTGTCGCCGGCCGACACCGGGCCAAGATGCATCCGCCTGATGTCGGCGGCTGTCACCTCGCGCCCCTCGGGTGTCGCTGTACAGTGCAGTACAAGATACTTCAACCGGGCCATAGCTTATTCAGTGGGATCCTCCTTCTTGGTGAACTTGGGAGTGGCGCGGAAGTCGGCGACGATGAACTCTCCCCCGAAGGCGATGTTGGTATCAGCTTTCATGAGAATCTTGCAGAAGTAGAGTTCCGAAGCCGGTGCGTATTTGTCGATCTGGATGACGCTTTCGTCATTCTGAAGGTTGACAGCGGCGAAGAAGTTACCATCGGCATCCGGCGAGCAAAGGGTGGCGACGATGACACCCTCGGGCCACGCGGCCACGGTTTCGATGGTGATGCCCTTGTAGCGCTTGCGGTTGACCTCGGTTTCGCTGGCGTTCTTGGCCTCGCGTTCGGTCAGCTCGTCGTCATACTTGTCGAAATCCTCGACGCTCATGATGATACGCAACGAGGGGTTGGAGCGCATGGCTTTGGGGATTCCTGCTCGAACCGCTTTGAGCTTCTTCAGCATGGTGTCAGCCTTCGATACGTCGACCCACTTGTAGTCGGCGGCTTTGGCTGCCTGGGTGAGGATACCGTTCATGAGCTTGGTGTCATCCTCGCCATCGACGTATTCGCCATTGACGTAGTGGTCGCCGAGCTCGAACTGCACCTGCTTGGACAGTGCGTCGAGAAGCGCGTTCTGCGCCTCCGGGGGAAGTTGGGCGAACACAAGGTTTCCCTTGGGCTGCCACTTACGCCAGATCTGCTCGAAAGCGCGGGGGTTGAACAGGGTGAAGGCCATGAAGTCGTGTGGCTCGAGGGTCTGCTCCGACCAGTTGAAGTCACCCTTGCTGTCCTCGATGACGGGGTTCTCCTTGCGTTTCTGGAGCATGCGTCCTGTCTTAAGACGGGGGATGCTGATCTTTTTCTCCACGCCGGGGATAACATGAATGAGACCCTTTTCCACAAGCTCGTTGCTCGTGGTGGCGACGGTGAGGATTCTCTCAAGTACCTCGCCGTTGTAATTGGTGTTGTCTACTCTGATTGCCATATCTGTATGGGGTTGGTATTGTTACTTATTGAGTTTTGCGCGGATTTCGTCCATGCGGAGTTCCCACGGGCCTTTCTTGGGGAGGTCGGCGTCGGCGGGTGCGGCCTGAAGTGTGCCGCTGAGTTTCGGGGCCGGAGAGATGGCGTCGAGGGTGGCGTTGAGGGTTTCGATACCCACAGACTTGCCGAGGTCGAGGAAATGCTGCTTCTTCTCCGCCGGGATCTTTTTGGCGGCGATGGCCGCGTCTACGGCGGCCGTGACCTGTGATAGTTTGAGCTGCTCGTTTTCCCTGCGGATGTTCTCCACATCGTCGTTGGCGGTTTTGAGTTCCGCGAGTTTCGCGTTGACGGCCGCCTCGTCTGCCGTTTCCGGCAAGCCCAGTGTCAGGGCGAGTGTCTTGATGTCCATTTGCGGTTGGTTGTTGGTTGGTTTATGATTCAGCCTCGGAAGGGGGCAGTCACCACCCTCGCTTAGCGTTATTAACTGTCCGTCCTTGTGGAGCCGGATTGCATCGTTGTTGGCTCCGATGTCGACAAGCGACACTTCGATAAGGCGCGCCTTTGTCACTGTCGCATAGCGCTGCCCCGGCACGATAAGCTCCGCGGCGTCGCTTGTTTCGATGACCTCGAAGCCGATGCTCACCATACGGAGCGAGCCGAAGTCCCACTGCTTCTTGCACTGGGTGGAAAGCTCGGTAGCCTCGTCGAATGCGAGCTCGCCGGTGATCTCGCCGTTCTCTTTCTTAATGTCCTTTATAAGTCCGATGGCCTTGCCGCGGTTGTGCATATAAAGGAGTATGGGGTTGCGCTCATACTGGGTGATGTCCACGCCATCGGTCAGGACGCGGTACCCGTAGCTGTTGAGCGTGTCGTTTGTCAGTCTTACTCTGTTGCCCATGTCTGTGCGATAATGATTTTTTCGGTGCAAAAGTGAGAGATAAACCGCTTGTTTCCAAAAAAGTGTGCAATGGTTGCACACTTGTATGCAATGGTTGCACACTTTTTTTGAAGGCACACCTCATATTCGCACTTTTGCAGTGCAAAAGCGCCAAAATCATTATCGACATGACAAAAGCTGAACTTGAAAATAAAAGAAACCTGGCACGCACCCTGTATCTTTCAGGTAAGGAGCAGACCGAAATCGCCGAGATGATAGGCGTGTCACGAGTCACTATATCCAAATGGTGTACCGCTGACGGATGGAAGGCTACCCGTGCTGCCAAGACCATCACTCGCCCGGAGCTCATAAAGAAATTACTCTTGGCGACTAACACATTGCTCGACAAAGTCAACGAATCCGGCGATCTCGCCCTTATTGACAGTCTCGGTGACAAGCTCTCGAAGCTGACCGCAGCCATCGACAAGCTCGACAAGTCACAGGCTAATGTCGTGGCCGCCATAGAGGTGTTCACGGCCTTCTCCAAATATCTTGAATTCCGCGCCAAGACTGACCCAGAGGTAACCATCGAGTTTATCAAGAAGGTCAACAAACTGCAGGACGGATTCCTCATCGAGTCATTCAACAAGGGAGCACTCGTTTACCATGGCGACTAAACTTACAAAGGAACAGAAGGAGGCATTCGCGCAGTGGAAGGAACACTGCCGCGAAGTCCAGGCCATGACGGCGGCGTCCTTGTCTATCGTAAAGGAGTCGCCTGTCGAGAAGGAGCGTCGAATCAAACGGCTGCTCTCCAATTATGACGAATTCTGCGAGTATTATTTCGCACACTACCTCACCCTGCGCGACAAGACCACCGGGGAGGTTATCCGAGTGATACACAATGCGCCGTTCCATACCAAAGCGGCGCTCACGATAAAGAACACGCCAAATCTGAAGGCGGTGTTCAAATGGCCGCGCGGCCACGCCAAATCCACCCACATCGGAGTGTTCATTCCCCTTTGGCTGATTTTCCAGCCGAAGAGGCTTATCAATTTTATGGTCACTGTCGGCAAGTCTGAGGATAGCGCCAACCGTCTGCTTGGTGACCTTCAGGCGGAACTGGAATACAACCAGAAGCTCATCGCTGATTTTGGTGAACAGAAAAACCTCGGCTTATGGCTGCAGGGTGAGTTCAAAACCAAAGGCGGGGCAAAATTCCTCGCCGTGGGCCGCGGACAGTCGCCGCGCGGCCTCCGCGACCGTGAGGCCCGTCCGGACTATATTGTGATCGACGACCTTGACGATGACGAACTCTGCCGCAATGAAAAGCGCGTCAAGGAGCTCACAGACTGGGTCAAGGAGGCTCTGTTCGGTGCACTCGATGTTGGCCGTGGCCGCTTTATCATGGTAGGCAACCTTATTTCTAAAAAATCGGTGCTTGCCAATATCGCCGCTTCAAAGGGTGTGCATGTGTCCGAGATAAAGGCTGTCGACCGTGACGGCAATCCGGTGTGGGTTGAGAAGTGGACTAAGGAAGAGGCGCAGGCTGTCAAGGATTTCATGGGATACCGTGCCTGGGAAAAGGAGATGATGCACAACCCCATCAATGACGGCTCCATATTCCGGCATGAGTGGATACGCTTCAAGCGTATGCCGAAACTCGAAAAGTACGAGATGCTCGTGTGTTATACAGACCCGTCGTTCAAATCGACAACGGCAAACGACTACAAGGCATGCCGCCTGTGGGGCAAGATCGGAACAGAGCTGCACCTCATTGACTGCTATGTCCGCCAGGACACAGTGTCCGGAATGGTGCGCTGGCTCTATGACCTCTATGAGCGTACACGTGACCGTGTGGCAATATCCTTCTTCATGGAGGCCAATTTCATGCAGGACATCATCCTCGACGAGTTCGCCGCCGAGGGAAATATCCGTGGGTACCAGTTGCCCATACTGCCGGACACCAGAAAGAAGCCGGAAAAGGTGCAGCGCATCGAAGCGGTGTCGCCGCTGTGGGAGCGTGGCTTCGTATTTTACAACGAGGCTCTGAAAGAGTCCCCTGACATGGAGGTCGGCATCGAGCAGACCCTGGCTCTCGAGCGAGGCTCCCGCGTGCATGATGACGCGCCGGATGCCGACGAGGGTGCTATCTGGTATCTGCAGCGCAGCACTCGTCAGGAAGTTTTCAAACCGGTGGCGATTCCCCGTCGCTCGCCTAAAAATATGTGGTAATATGTTTATAGATACCGAAGATTACAAAGTGGTGATTGGTGATGCGGCCTTGAAAGTCGTGTCGCAGTCATCACCTGAAAATATAGCCAATGCCGAGGCAGAGGCCATTGAGGAAATATCAGGATATCTTCGCCCTGTATATGACACCGCGGCCATTTTCGCAGCAACAGGCAATGACCGCAACAGGCTTATAGTGATGTACACCGCCGACATTGTGCTTTATCACCTCACAGCTTCGCAGCCGCAGAAGATGGGTAGCGAAATCCGCAAGGAGCGATATGAGCGCGCCATAAAATGGCTTGAGGGTGTACAGGCAGGCAAAATCGTCCCTGACCTCCCTCTTGCCGGATCTGATGACGACAGCCCCGGCTTCGGCACCTCCTATTATTCATTTCCCAAACTTAGACACGACTGGTGATTATGGGCCGCAGACAGAACAGACCGAAACTCAGCCGGGCGCAGAAGGATGCCAAAGGCAGGATACAAAAGCAGACCTCCGTCATCCTGGAGCTGCACCGCTACGCGGAGTTTTTCTCAAAGAACGACATCGAGGACTGGCGCCGGGCGTGGCAGAGCGCGATTGATCCGCGCCATCCGTCCCGGCAGAAACTGTACGACATCTACCGCGACGCCATGACCGACTCGCATCTTTCGGGCTGCATACAGCAGCGCGTGGGGTTCGTTATGTCGCGCTCTTTCAAGCTCGTAAATGAGAACGGCGACCAGGACGATGCCGCAAAGCACCTGTTCGACCAGTCCTGGTTCAAGGACTTGTGCCGGCTCTGTCTGGAGTCGATATGGTACGGCCACTCGCTCATCGAGCTTGGCGATGTCATTACCGACGGCGACGGCCACCCGGCTTTCTCCGGCGTGTCGCTCATACCCCGCAAGCATGTAATTCCTGAAAAGGGCCGAGTGGTGCAGCGCGTGGGCATGAACTGGGAAACCGGCATCGAGTTCCGGGAGCGTCCCTGGCGCGACTGGCTTATCGAGGCCGGGCGCCCGGATGACCTCGGGTTACTGCTAAAGGCCGCACTCCATACCATCCCCAAAAAGCACGCGATGACGTTCTGGGATTGTTTCGCGGAAATATTCGGCATGCCGTGGCGAATAGCCCGCACATCGACCCGCGACCCGAATGAGTTCAAGCGTCTGCAGGACATGATCTACAACGGCGGAGCCAATCAGGGCATGGTCGCCGGCATGGAAACGGAGATTCAGTTCGTGGAATCCGGCAAGGGGGACGCCTTCAACGTCTACGACAAGCGAATCGACCGCGCCAACTCTGAATTGTCAAAACTGGTGATAGGCCAGACCATGACCATCGAGGACGGCTCGTCGCTCTCACAGTCGCAGACCCACCTCGAGGTGTTCATGAATCTGGTGGAGTCTGACCGCGACTTCCTGCGCGACATCATAAACAATCAGCTTATCCCGATTATGGCCCTGCACGGATTCCCGGTCAAGGGGCTGCGCTTCGAGTGGAATGAGTCCGTCGATTACACTCCGGAGCAGCAGGTGGCATACGAAACAATGATTGCCGACCGATACGAGGTTGACCCTTCGTATTTCGCCGACAAATACAATATGCCGGTCGGGGAGCGACGCAACCCGGTGGCATTGCCTCCTATTGATAACAAAGAGAAAGAGGCGGCTGATAAGGAGAAAAAACATTTTTTCGACTAAGCCCCTCTGACTACGGGGGGCTGCACAGACGCTACGCCTCGCTGTTCAATGGAGTAGCCATCGAGGAACTTGCCGCTCCGGGCGATGATTTGCGCAAGCGTCTGTCCTCGCTGTTCTCCGGAATGATGAAGTCGCTTTTCAAAGAGAAAGGCTCGGAGTTCCGTGTCGAGCTTGTGGCCGACCCGGCTGTGCAGGAGTTTGTCGGCGCCCATGCCTCGGCTCTTGACTCAGCCTTTCAGAAGGTGGAGATGTCGGATGCCATGCGCCGGCGCCTTACCCGGTCGAATTACATTTTCTCCGGCATGAAGGCGTTTCATGAGCTCCATGAGGCGTTCCCTTCCCTGCTCGATGAGAACGGCAATAGAAAACCGTTTGAACGGTTTTTGAATGACGTTCAAAGCATCGACAAAACCTATAACTCCAATTACCTCCGGGCCGAATATAACTTCGTGGCCGCCTCGGCTGAGATGGCCGGCCGGTGGGAGCAGTTCATGCGCGATGGCGACCGATACAATCTCCAGTACCGCACACAGCGCGATGACAAGGTGCGCCCGGAACATGCCGCACTCGACCGTGTGACTCTGCCGCCTTCCGATTCATTTTGGGAGGAATTCTATCCGCCGAACGGTTGGAACTGCCGCTGCACCGTCGTTCAGGTGCGCAAATCGAAATACCCTGCCACCTCCCACGACGAGGCGATGCGTCTTGGAGATGAGGCCCTGCAGCGCGACACAAAAGGTATCTTCCGATTCAACGCCGGCAAGGAGGGCAAGTCCGTCCCGGACTACAACCCCTATACAATCCGCCGTTGCTCGACTTGTCCCATCGCCAAAGGTGGCAAGGGCGGTCAGCTCGCCCGGTTCGTGCCGGATAACGAGGTGTGTGCCGCCTGTGTGCTTGTCAGGCAGTGCGAACAACTGCGCGGCGAAGTGATAAAGCACGGCAAAGGCACAATCGAGATAAGTCACCTTGTAGACCGAACCGACGGGGATTACGAGAGGCTACTGTCTGTCGCACGGCATTTTGCCGCCGATGGCGCAAGGGTTGTTCTGACTCCCAAAATGACTCGCCCTGCAAGGTTTGAATACGACTGTGTGTACGGCTCGCTACGCGGAACCCGTTATGACGGCAAGTGTCCCGACCTAAAAATAGACGATTACTGGTACGAGCATGAAGGTTTTACCACCGATAACCCAAAACGTGCGTTCAATAATATGATGAACCACGGATTGAAGCAAAGTTCCCGCCTTATTATTGACTGCCCTGAATTAACCGTTCGATTTATGCTTCGCAGCATACAGAACCGTATCAACATCGGAATTCATATTGACGAAGTTTGGCTACGTGAAAGAAGCGGTCTAATAAGGCTTCTATATAAAAAGACGGACGGCTGACCAATGGCCAGCCCCCGCAGACAACGAATCGGTAGTCATTAGCTACGGAATCGTTAATGCAAAATTACAAACAATTCCTCAAACACAAAAGTTTATGGGCTAAAAAGGGATTATTCATCCGGTGGCGGACACAAAAAATGCCCCCGGCATGTCAAAAAGTCGTCTCACTTACTTTTAACAAACGAACCCACTGGGTCTCGGAGCCGGGGGCATTATGCCCTTGCTCGAGACCCAGTGGGTTCGTTTTATAAGTGAGACTTTGCAAAATTAGCTATTTCTATCAAAATGACAATATTCGAAATCCTGAAATTCAACCGAGAAATAATCGAACGGCTGCACAAGGCCGGTGTCCGGCACAGCGATGTATGCTATATCGATCTTTATTCCGACTACACAAAGCTCGTATCACGAGGATTCAAAGCATCATACGCTGTTGCCGAGGCCGCGCGCATGCATGGTGTAAGCATCCGCAAAACGTACGACATCATATCGCGTTTTAAAACCGACTGCACATTTTGCACAGGTTAAGCGGCTTGATTTTAACATGTGTGTAGGTGGATCTGCAATACCTTTGCACCGTCACCAACAATCAACCGAAATGGCACGCAACAAATATCACCAAATCCTCGCCCGGATTCTTGACAACGGCAGGCACCAGGCCAACAAGAAGGGCAACATAACTTACCTTATCAATGAGCAGCTCTCGCTTACCCCGGCCGACCTGCTTGAGATTTTCGAGGGGCACGGACTGGCCCGAAAGAAGCTACGCTCGGAGCTGAGGCTCTTCATGAGCGGCGAGCGCTCTGTGGAGAAGTACCGCGAGGCCGGCATAAACTGGTGGGACTACTGCGGTTCGATCCTGGTCAACTCTTACCCCACCTATTTCGAGAAGCTCCCGCCGCTGCTCGCCCGGATCAATACGGAACGACGGCCTTCCAAGAACTATGTGCTGTTCCTCGGAGCGACCGAGGCAGAAAGTAACCAGACGCCTTGCCTGTCGCTCGTGCAGTTCCAGATCGAGGACGGAGAACTGGTGGTGTCTGCCTACCAGCGCAGCTCCGATGCCAACCTCGGACTGCCGGCCGACATATACCACCTCTACCTTATGGCACGGCACATAGACTTCCCCCTCAAGTCAATAACACTGTTCTTGGGCAACGTGCATGTGTATGACAATAACATTGATAACACCCGCCGTCTCCTTGCCGGGGAGGACAGCGTCAAATTCCGTGCCAACGAGGACAGTGTGCAATGCTCGCATTGCCAATGTCGAGTGCAGCCGGAATTGGATGAAATCAAATTTGAGCTTAACGTATGAGCCGCCTTTATCTGTCCGCTCCCCTGCCCTTCGTCGGGCAGAAGCGTATGTTCGCCAAACACTTCATCGAAGTGATAAAGCAATATCCGGCCGGCACCGTGTTCGTTGACCTTTTCGGTGGCTCGGGGCTATTGTCGCATATCACCAAACATTTCCACCCTGGTTCCCGCGTCATCTACAATGACTTCGACGACTACCGGCTGCGCATAGCCAATATTCCGCGCACCAATGCCCTGCTCGACCGTATCAGACCTATATCCGACGGTTTCGGGCGACACAAGCCCATAACAGGAGCGGCAAGGGAGCGTATATTCGCTCTGCTTGAGCAGGAAGAACGGGAAACCGGCTATCTCGACTTCATCACCCTGTCCTCCTCGCTGATGTTCTCGATGAAGTATAAGATGAGCATCCCGGAGATGCGCAAGGAAACGCTCTACAACAATGTGCGCAAGGCAGGATATGCCGAATGCCCGGAGTATCTCGCCGGACTGGAAATTGAATCGTGCGACTACCGGGAACTGTTCGAGCGGTTCAAGGATGTGCCCGGCGTAGTGTTCCTCATAGACCCGCCTTATCTGTCTACCGACGTGGGCACATACCGCATGTACTGGCGGCTCGCGGATTACCTCGATGTGCTGTCGGTGCTGTCGGGCCATAACTTTGTTTATTTTACTTCCGAGAAATCATGCCTCGTGGAGTTGTGCGAATGGATGGGCCGCAACCCTTCGCTCGGCAACCCGTTCGAGCGTTGCAGCCGCAAAGAGTTTAACGCGACCATGAACTACAATGCCCGGTACACGGACATCATGCTGTTCACCGAACCGACTTGTCGCTCTGCCTTAGTAGAGACCCCCGACCTCCCTGCCATCGATGCCGTCTGAGGCCGTTTTCTCGCCCATATATCGCCAAGAGAGCCGCAACCCGATAAAGGATGCGGCTCTCTGTTTTCTTTGCGACACGGCGCGTTTATGGCGCCTTATGGATAAGTTAAAGTAACCGAGACTACTTTGTTCCTTTCCAGAACGATATCTTCAGAAATCTCTTTAAAATATGTGCCCTCTCCGAAATAATTAACGGTTACTTTGGGGGTAGGGCCATATATAGGTTCAGAACTCTCTCCCGATTGTAATTTCGGACTACCAATAACCAACTGTTTGCAATTGATGTAAATCTGACCCTCGGTGTCGTTCTTGAAGATGACTCCATATGGGTTATCAGGTTCTGCATTTATATAAACGTCTGTTCTGCATGAAGCCAATAGAACAATTAAGGGAAGTAGTAGAATAATCTTCTTCATTTTAACTTTTTTGCAAAGGTAAGCATTATGTATCAAAATGCCTAAATCCGACGCATGTGTAAGTCTCGATGTTCTCGACAATATCCTCGTGATTATGGTTGGTGGCGGAGCTGTCGATGTCGAACTCCATGAAGTTCTCGCCATCCAGTCCGGCAAGCTGCTCATGGATCTTGTCAAGCAGCCGGAACTCGCCGATGTTTTTCTGCTCCGCCCAGTCGGTCACAACATGGAGGTTGATCAGTGGCTGCGCCCGGTATTCGACTCCGGGCACGACGGCATGCCACTTGAAGGGCACAAATTCGATGAACACTGCCGGGCGTGGCCATGGAGCCTCCTGCTCGAGGAACTCTACATTATGGTTCCAGAGATCGATGTGCTTTATCGCACGGGGATACAGTTCGTCATCCATGTCTGCCTCATCCGGACGTTCATAATACTCTCCGGCGGCATTGATGCACAGTGCCTCAAGCCGGGTTTTAAGTTTGCGGTATAATTCCTCTCTCATTTCTTGTTGGGCGAATAATTGTTGGCTATGAAATCATAAACCATTTCACTTAGACTGCTCATGCGTTGCTCCATATCGTTGAACCAGTCCGTGTAATCGTCTAACCGGCTGTCGAATTCTTTTTTCAATTTATCCAATTCAGCCTTACGTTGAGCGGCAAGCAACTTGTACTTGCGGATGGTTCTCGGATAGATATGGGTCATATACAACATTATTAGCAATGTCGCACAGATTATTGAAGTAATAATTATTGCTGTCATTTGATATCAAAGTCTATGTTGTTGATGTATTCGGTAAGGTTCTCCTCGATGATTGCCCGGACTGCGGCCTCCACCTCCGGCGACGTGCCGAGGAATTTGCGCTGCGGTATCTTGATGGTACTTCCGACCTTCATGAGTGCCATCGCTTTCCAGAAATCGGCTTCGGAGGATAGTTGGCTATTCTTTTTGTTTTGCCGGAGGGAGCCGTCTTTTCGGCGGCCGAAGGAGCCGGTAGCGGAATAATATTTGTGCCAAAAGTAACGCTTCATTCTGGCCGTCACTTTGATTTCGCCACCTTCGTTGTGAATGGCAGCTCCCGGATGGTCTGACAGAAATACGATACTGCTTTCGCGGATTTCACTGCGGATACTCTGTCTCAAGCCGCCGGAATCAACCAGTATAAGACCACCGGGGCGCGTCGGACTTTTGCGCCTCGCCCATGCCTGACTGAAGAATGCCTGCCGCTCGAAATTTTGGTCGAACTCATCTCCAAGCTCGACCTGTATGTCGCGCAATATGCTTCTGAAGACAGCACGAGTCTGTTGGTCAAGTTCGCTCATTAGGGTCGTCTGTTTCGGGATTTTCGTCGATAAAATCAAAAAGGCCTGGCACGTCGGACGCCACGACTGGGTTTTCAAGCCCTGCCGTGGCGTTCATGATGTTATAGAAGGTGCGCTCGCTGATCCAATAAACCGGATATATGTACCTCCGCCATATCTCCCGGTTAGTCAACCCGCTTTTGGCGTGTTGGTCATATATCCGGTTTATATCCTCTACGCGCTTTCTGTAGGACATGCCGCGCTTGCTCGCCATCGATTGCTATATGGGTTTTATCGTTTTTTGCTTATAAGGTCTGATGTCAAGTGTTGTCACACTGCTTACTGTAACCCTGCCGCTGCCCTCACACTGGGGACATGGAGCGGGATACCTTTGTGGTGATTCGATCCTCTGTATCCCGGTGCCGTTGCATTCCCGGCACACTGCGATCCGTGGCGGTCGTTTGATTTCTTTTTCCATTTTCGTTACGTTTTAGTCGACATCGGTCATGCCGAGAGGAATATAACACCATGCGCCCTTGTCGTTTTTGTACTGGGCGCGGATGAACTTCTTGGAGATAGTGGGCTGGTATGCCTCCTCGATGATTTTCACTCCCTCGAGGAACTGCTCGTTGCCGCTATCCTCTGCCATTTTGCGGAGCTGAAGCACTCGGCTGGCCTTTATGTTGCCCTGCCCGTCACGGCTCAAAAGACGGAGCACGGCATTAACGAGAGCCTTGGTAGCATCGTCTTTGGCCAGGCTCTCAATGTAGCCCTTTACCATTGCAATACCATCCTCGACAGTGTCGCGGTAGCCGTCGATGGTGTTCACACCGAGGATGACGCGCAGGGTGCTGTCGGAATTGGTGAACGTGTGGCTGTTCTGATTGTCACGGGCAACACCGGTAATCTCTGACTTCATCTTGAGGATTGCCTCGAAGTTGCCGAAGATGGTTTCCTTGACCAGTTTGATCTGTTCGCTCAGCTCGCGGAGCTGCGGGATGGTGGTGGAGATTTCGTCATCGACCATGCTTGCATAGTCCTGGCGCATCTGCTTGCGTTCCTGCTCACGACGCTTTTTTTCTTTTTCGGCTCTGTAAGCCTCGAATTCCTTCCGCTCTTCGGCGGTCATTTCCACTTGTTCCATACTGTTTTGTTTTATTGATTGTTGATAGATCCGCTATCCGTTGATTGCGCTGTCGAGCTCATCCACCGCCTCGTTGATTATCCGCCCCATGACCTCTAAAAGGCTCCCTGCCATGGAGACGATGAAAAACATCGGCAGTGTCAGCAGCCATAGCGCGATGCGCAACCCCCTTCGCCTGTCATTCTTCCTCTTTCTCATCCTCCGCCTCCTTTCCGTATGCCTCCGGCTGGTAATCGGCCATTGCGGCTTCGTCGGCCGCCCACATGGCAAGCTCCTCCATAAAGTCCGCGTAATCCCGGAATTCCAGCCCCGACGTAAGCCGTCTGATCTCGCGCTTCACGTCGCTCATCGCTGTATTGCTCATAGTAATACCTGTTTTGTGATTATCGATTTTCTATGCCTCCCCGCCGGGGTACGTCGGGATGATTACCACCCGGCGCTTTGCCGGAGCGGGGTGTTTGCCCAGGCCCCCTTTTCCCTCGATGCTGCGGAGCTTCCGGCGGAGGTCGGGATGCTCCTCGGCCCCGATACGGGCGAACTCCTTTCCAGCAATCCGCCGGTCGAGGCAGAAGGCATTCACCCTCGCCCAGTCGGTGGTATCGACACCCATCTGCTGCATCAGCTTGAGGGTTTTGCTGCGCTCTTTGCGGAGCTCGTCCTTTTGGCCGGTCTTTCGCTCGAGGTCTTCACAGCAGCGGTCATATTCTGCCCTGGTCATCTCGCGGAGGCTGTCGGTTCGCCCGTCGGTGTATTGATACACCAGGCACTTCTTGACCTCGTCGCGGTCACCTATCGGGTTGAGCGCTCTGACTGCGGTGTAGAACCGCCCGAAGTTAGTTACCTGCTGTGCCATATTATCGACAGGTTCTGTTAGCCAACTCTATGATAATGCCAGACTGGCATTTCTCAAGCCACATTGTGGCCTCTTCAATTTTAGTTCTTACCATTGAGAGTTCTCGCGTTGCGTTAGTTTCTGCCATTATATTGACATTGCCAATCGCCGTCTCAAGCGACCTCATCAAATTAGCACATTGGGCTTCGAGGGCCCGAAGCTCTGGGATTGTTAATTTCTTTGCCATAATTACATCATTTTATATTGGGTTTCCAGTCTATCGTTACCATTGCCACAACCTCGCCCGGGCCCTTACAGTCGGGGCAATCCTTTTTAACATCCACACCAGGAAGGAGTGGTTCCATGAAGCATCCTCTGCCGTTGCAGTAAGGGCACACCATCGGGGCCGTCATAAACGCCTCCTTGTGTATCCTGCCGTCAGGCTCAATCTCTATTATCTGCTTACTTTTGCTCATATCGAATCTTTTTTATCGGTCTGCCTTCCTGCCCCAGTATCTTTCCGCCCCTTCTTCCCATACGGTATAGCTCCCGACGGGGCCGAAAAAACGTCCTTTCGACATAGCCCTGAATCCTTCCACAAATATCTTCTGGTCTGCGTCGAACATGGCCTTGCGCGCAGTCCGGCCGTCGGGGTTGCGCCCGTCGGCCTGACTGACGAATATTATAAGCTTGTTGGGGTGCCTGCCCACGAAGTCCATATATTCGCGTATCCCCATCTGGGTATACTGGAAGCTGTCGATTATCACGAAATCGGCGCTTTTGGGTTTTGCCAGACGTTCGCTCAGTTCCGCTATAGGCTCGCGGTTGAGCAGTACAAACCGTCTGTTCACATCAATCATGCCGTGCTGTGCGAGCGTCTGCTGCATGCTGAGGCTCACCCCCTGCTCCAAGCTGTTGTATGCCACCTTGCCGAATTTGCAAAGCTCCTTGCTCAACTGCATAATGAAACTGGTCTTGCCGTTGCCCGACTGGCCCCATACGAACCACACGCCTTTGCGCTCCGGGTTCCCGAATGCATCGGCCCACGCCCCGGTAAAAGGTATCGTTTTCTTTTTCATGCTCATTGCCTCGTTTACTGAATATGCCCTTGCCATTTCTGTCTGCTGTATTGTTTTTAAATGCCGCCTGAACGCCGTTCTAACGGCGTTCAGGCCCCGGCCTCGCGTAGCTTCTTTTCCCGGTGGATGGCACCCTTGACACACCGCAGGTCGAAATCTTCCTTCTCGGTGGCCATGATCACGTTCGACACCTGCCGGGTGTCGGTAAGCCCGTTGGCATGGCAGATGGCAGAAACATCCATAGGGGTCGTGGGGTCGAGGGTGAAAAAACGGCGCCCGATGCGTGAATAGATCTCGTTGTAACCTTTGCGGTTGGAATTCACTCCGTGCTCGATGCGCTGCTCGATGTAGGAGGTCGACATGAACACTATACCGCATTTCCCCTCCAGGTGGTTGTAGAGGTTGATGAAATAGTGGAACACATTGTCGTTGAGTTTGTCCCCCTCGTCGAAAACCAGCAGCGGGGCATCCATCTGCTGAATCCGTCCTATGGCGGCCTCGAGGGTCTCGCGTATCCGCATGCCCGCGCTTTTCAGCCCGACCCTCCGGGCAATTTCGCGCACGAAGTCGCTTTTCCGCATATCCTCGTCGCAAAGCACGGTGAATACCTCGCGGTTCTCGCTGGCATAGGCCGCTGCCGCGGTGGTCTTGCCACAACCGGCATCACCGACAATCCATCTCACTTTCTTGTATTCCTGTGCGTCCCTCATGGCTGCGCGTATCTCCTGAAACGCGCCTGTCTCTACAATCTGCCATCCGCATGCTGCGGCTGCCGGGGCAACCTGTTCCCTGATGGAGCGCAGCATCTCGTCGCTTACAATCCCGAGTTTTCCATTGAGTATGGCGCTCAGGGTGGCCGGGGACACACCTTTCAGGCTTGCCGCAGCCTTGTTCCGGCTCGGATATTTTTCCACGTATGCCCTTAAGGCATCAATCGTCATCTGTTTTTCTGTGGGTGTCATAATCGTTTTGTCATTTTGTATATCGTATTGTCAAAGTTTGCCTGCCACTTTACGTTCGTCAAACCGTATGCCTCCGTCTGCAGGGTCAAACACCATGTTGCTTATGGCCTTGGTGATGCGCCCCGGCGACAGCTGTTCCGGGTCAGCTGCATATTTGCGGGTACGACGCTTTACTTCACGCTCGATTTCCCGTTCCGCCTTCTCCGCTCCGGAAAGGCCCGCCATCTTCGGACGCCGCAGCCCCTGCTGCTCCATGGCCGTGCCGTGTTCGCGCTCGATGACACGCCCCTCGATCTGGCGACGTATGCGGTCGGCCTCGTTGGCCTTGATATTTGCAGTGATGAACGCGCGTTCCCCCGCGGTCTGTTCCTGGATGTTGCGGTGGATAACGAAGTAGGGGCGGGCTATCCTCACAAAACGCATCCCGCCGTCGGCATCCATCGTGTAGAGGCGCACCGAGCACGGGTCGTACGGGTCATACTTGGCATAGAACCTGCGCCCGCGGTTGTTGCGGAGGAATTCGTGGTCGGGCATCCCCGCCTCATCGTAGACCTCGTAACGGTAGTTCTTGCGCTTGATTGTTATGTTGAGGCCGTTGTCCGTATAGGTCGACGGTTTCTCGGTGGTGAGCCAGAACATGTCTACCATGTCGGGAACTGTCACCTCCTGTGTCTCAGGGTTAATGCTCCCTTCGTACATCGACAGGCGGCTTTCACCGGTGGCATGGTGAACCCCTTCGTTCCATTCCTTCCTGGCTTTCGAATATGCCTCCTTCAGCTCCTCGAGCGTATAGAGTTTGTCGGCATTGGCTCGGATACGTTCCAGGTTTGCACGGCTCGAGGACTTTTTCGCTGTGATATTCTGCCCTGTAAACCGCCAGTCCTTGTGCAGCACCTGTGCCTGGAACCGGCCGAAAACACTTTCTATGGTCTTTGACTGGCCGCTGTAAGGCGCCGTGGGGCGGTGCACCCGGCTTACTAGCCGGTCAAGGAACGCTCCGATCTTCTTGTGGCCCCCCTGGTTGTCGTGCACCAGCTCGTAGGGCTTGTGCCCCGACACCTGGATTGCCATGCGGTAGGCGTGGTACTGCGCCTCGTAGTCCTCGTTTTCCGAGATATGGTAGCCCAGGAGCACCTCGGAATACGCGTCCATGACCTCGTAGACCTGCATGGTGCGGGCCTCCCATCCTTTCCCTTCCACCCATGCCCTGTAGTACAGGTTGAGCTTCGTGCCGTCGCCGTACCACAGCGAATCGCGCATCGACGGCATCTCCGTCTTGTTCTTGCGCCCGTAGCGCTGGTGCGCCGCAAGCTCGCCGTGCACCGCGTCATACCAAAGCGGCTCTATGTTCGGGGCGTTGAGGTAATTCCGGAGTGTGCTTTGACTTTTGATGGGCTTCCAGCCGCGCCATGCCGCCTCCTTGTTGTAACGTTCGAAAATCTGGCGGTCGGTATAAACCGGCGACGAACTGCGTTTCAAGGCCACCAGATAACGCCCGGCATCCTCTGTAAGGACGACCGTGTTCCTGTTCCCAATCTTGCGGCTTATCAGGGCGGAGTAACCTTCGCGTTTGTAGCTGTTAATGGTCATCCGGAGTCTGGCCATGTTGGTCGGCAGCGTGTGGCCGTATGCGTCCCGCAACTTTTCGTATATGTCGCCGATGGTTTCGGTTATGGCTATGGACGGGCCGTTGCATGCCTTGCGGTACATGGCCCTGTCGCTCATAATGGCGATAATGCGGTTCAGTACGGAGGCGTTTACGGTGTATTTTTCTATCAGCCCTCCCTCCAGCCTGACCTCCTCCCCGCGCTTGTTGTATCGGAAATCCTCGTAGAACGCACGCGCGGCGTGGTCGATTTCCAAGTTCAGCTGCTCCCGGAGCCTCATCTCCTTTATCTTTTCTGCCGGATCCCCGTATTTAGCTATATAACGCTCTCGGTAGATGTCGCGGAGACGGTAGAAGTCGATGCGCACGTAACGTCCAAGGCCGCCACCGCTTGAAGCTCGCAACTCGGGATGCTTACTCAGCATCACTTTCAACGACCCGGCTTTCATAACCGGCTCGCCGTCGCGGTCTGAGGTCAGTTCCTCAAACGTCACACACACTTTGTTTCTATAAATTTCCATCTCCGGATACATTTCAAATCACATCATACTCACAGCAACTGCGCCCGCTGCTGTATGGCCCCGATTTCCCTCACCTTCACGTTCTCATATTCGGCCACGGTCTCTCCGTTGAATATAATCACACCCCGGCCGTCACTCTTGTACAGCTCGATATGGGCACCGTTGGGAAACACCTGATGGAGTGTCCCTTCCGAATCTACCATGCTTTCCATCTCGGTGGTCACAACGGTCACCCGGGCTCCCATTTCAAGGGCTGCCTTGCGGATTCTTTTTGCAAGATCCGTGTTGCCCTTCCTGGCGTGGAACGACAGCGCGTAGGAAATCATGCGCGAGGTGCAGCCGAAAATCTTCTCCAGCTTCCCACGCTGTTCTGTAGTTATCGCAATAAATCTTTTCATATATCTTTGTTGATTTGTTGGTTCATTCGATCCATCATCTCCTGCAGACCGCTGTGGCCAGCAAGGAGCGTCTGGTATTCAAGCGACTTCGTCAGCTCGGCATCGTCATGGGTGGCCTCCATCTCCGTAAGCACCTGTCCCACATCCTCCAGGTAGCGCATGGCCACCTCGGTGAGCTGCATTATGGCGCGTCCCGCCATCTGTTCCGCACGTTTCTTCATGTCGTTTCGGTGTTGATGTTTTGCGGGGAGACCCGGACTCGAACCGAGGACTGTACAGCCGGATTGGATACCGCCGTTTGTTCTGCCAACTGAACTATCTCCCCAATGGCCGCCGGCGCTGTGGATGGGTCTGATTGCTTTACCCGTTTTACACCGGCGGCACCTGTAATGAAAAAAGAATAACTGTTTCCCGCCGCTCTCGGCGGAGGTGCCCTCACGGGTTAGCCAGTCCCTTTGTGTATCATCTATAGTCACTGGGCGCTGCGTCACAGATTTTTTCATAAGTATCCTCAGCCTCTGTTTCCGTCTGCCCGCAAAACCCGCAAAGGTGATATATCACCTAGTCCTTAAAACCGTCAAACCCCTTGATGTTTTTTCATCTGCCCAGTAGGCCTCGGTCAATTCGTCAAGCGTATCTGCTGTAACCAATATCTGTACCATATCATTCTATCTTAAGATTCGAGAATCTCGCCCCTTTTTTGTATCTTTGGAGCGGTTCATTGTCGAACCCGATGCAAAGATAAACACTTTGAGAATATTCACCAAACAAAATGAGGAATATTTTTACACAAAAAGAGTAAACATAGATGCCGTATGACAAAATCAGACATATTAAACGCTCTCATAAATCACTACTGTAAAGGACGTAAATCTCAGTTTGCGAAAAAATTGGGTATCTCTGCACAAGGGTTGAGCACATGGATTAGTCGTAATACGTTCGATATTGGACTCGTATACTCAAAATGCGAAAACATATCTGCTGATTGGCTTATTACAGGCGAAGGTGAGATGTTCAAAGGTGTGCAACAAGCACCTATTGCAGGTTCTCTTGAGCAACAGCGCTATACGATGCGGTCTTACAAGGAATCAAGCGTACAGGTATTTGCTAATGCTGAGAAAGAGGCACCTGGAGCTATTCCGTTAGTGTCTGAGAAGGCCGTAGGCGGTTTT